TGCTTCTGCCATAGCGACTTATTTAGAACGATTCTACTCTTGCTGGCTTACCATCAAGAATAAAATTAAGATCATAGACGAAATATTCGCCTGCTGCTCCACCTAGTGCTGGAATTGTCTCTGCGTAACCAGTGGCTGTAAACCAAGGTTGTCCTGCAGATGGTGTTGGATTTCCGTGTGGTGCATATGAAATGTTTACAGTCTCTCCTGGGTTAGCCCATAGGAATGAATGTAGTGATGCTGCTGCAGTGTCCTGGAATCCAGTTACTGCACATGTAAAATCAAGTGAGTCTTCGTAATCTCCAAAACCTAATGTTCCAACTGCAGATGCAAAGTTAACATTGCTAACTCCACCTGAGTATTCTGTTCCATTGATTTCAAAAATTATAGATTTGCCTTTAATTCTTGCCATGTTAGTTTCCTCCTTCTATATCGATAGAAATATTTATATTTGTTGCTAGGTATCTTGCACCATTTACATCTTGTATAAATGGTTTGTCTACCGTTAATTTTCTTGCTGTAGTGTATTCCCACATAGCAGGAATAAGAGTGTCTAATGTGTCATCAAGATTTTCTGTTTCAGTTTGATTTGTAGCAAACGGAACCAAAATTAATACCTTCCAATTAGAAGCATAGTCTGCAGCATATTGGTTTTGATATACAGTTATGAATTCAGAGTCTGGCTCCATAATTGCACATTTTGGTACTGGTCTTTCTGGTACATATTTATAAACTTTGGAAATGCCACCAAGAATGATTGCACTTTCTAATTCATCTCTTATTTCTGCAAGATTCATGCAAATCTCACCATATATCTGTTAAGCAAAGGATATACACCAACGAGTGGATCTCTAGCAGTATTAATGGGCGTGCCATCATAAGTTGCATATTGAGAAACACCCATTGGTGCATTTCTACGATGAAATAATTCTGAACCAACTTCAATATATGCACGTTTTAAAACATGCGTAGGAATCTTTGCTGATCTAACGTACGAAGACACAAGGTCTTGTGCGATATCCCAACATTCTTCTACGTAAGTGTCATCGTTAGATGCAGCACCTACATATGCTTTTAAGTCTGTCCAGTCCATAGTAATCTCCTGTTATTTAATTATGCAATCTTACAAAGCGCCTTTGGATCAGATGCTGCAATACCTAGGTATCCGTGAACTGAGAAAGAGTTTGTAAGTGCTGTGATGTCTTCGTCATTCAAACGGAAAGGTGCACCAGCAGACTCATATGTTGTGAGTGCTCCTGAGTTACCTGCGTAGAATGAAAGTGCTGCAAGTGATGGGTCAACTACGATTGGCAAACCAAGTACTGAACCTGTTAGGCCAACTGGGTTGATTGAACCGTATGTGTTAACTGTTGCACCTGAGTTTGAAAGAATTGGACGGTCCATTGTGTCAACTGTCTTAGCCATCAAACGGAATACGTCTGATGAGACAAGGATGAACTCTAGTGGAAGTCCTGTATCTCCATTAACCTTTACTGCTGCTTCTGCAAGAGAATCAATGATTTCTGCGGCAGTCCAAGCACCAAGTGCTGACTGGTTGAAGTTTGCAGCATCTGCAATTAACTTAGCACGAACAGCAGCGTTTGTTGCTGATGCGTACTTAGCAACCATTGCACGGAATGCTGTGTCAACATAATTAACTGATGAACGCTCTACTACCTGACGAGACATATCTGTGTAACCACCGTATGTCTTAATTGGTGCAGTTGCTGAAGTAAGAGTGATCTTACCGTATGAAAGCGTGTCGCCTTCTGCAGCCTGTTCTCCAATTGCAAGTGTGTTTGTGTTAAGTACTGGGTACTCAACATTGTTACCATCTGCTGGTAATGCAGATGATGAAAATACTGAATATGTTGGGCGACCTGCGTTTAGAATACGAACTGTATCTGAAACCCAAGCATTTTTCATGACTGAATCTCCTGTGTCCGCTCCTGTAAATACACGGTATGCGTCAAGATCTCCTGATGCTACTGCTTTTACATATTCTCCGTATGAACGGAATTGTGGTACTGAAGTTGAAGGTGCTTTTTCTGATGCAATAACATCTAGACGGCGCTCCAACTCTTCTGCGTGATTACGAACTTCTTCAATTGCTGAAGTGTAATCAGGTGTTGTGTTTTCCATGGATATTTCCTCCTGATTGGTTTCTTCTCTTACTGCAAGTACTGCAGCATTATCGTAAGCAGGAAAGGCAACTAAAGAGACTTCCTTTAGATTAACTTTCTTGCGAATAATTGTTTTGTCTTTCTTTTCATCAACTACTGGAATAAAACCAACAGAGAAAGAACGGATTGCTCCATCCTTTACAAGTTCTAATGTTTCATTTCCTAGTGTTGTCTCAGAAATTTTGGCACGAATAAGAAGACCAGTATCTGATTCTTCCATTTCTATTACTTTTCCAATAATTTCTTTATGATCTCTGAATAATTTAACATCAGCCTTAAGGTCTATTGAGCCTTTTTCAAAACTCTCAGACCATCCTCCGCCAATGTCAATTGTTTCATTGAATGGAACTGCAACTCCTTCAACTGTGCGTTGTTCAGAGTCTGTTGCTCTAATTTCAAAAGAGCGTTTAATCATATTTTCCATTTTCATTACTCCATTTTATACAATAGGTTCAGTGGGAGACATTCCCTCAATTTCACGAACTTCGTCAATTGATAAAAAGCCTTTGTCTAAGCCTATTGAGTATGATTGATATCTTGCCAATTGATTTGGACGCAAGAACTGTGTTAAATTAAACATAGCCTTTTGTCCCCTTGGTAAAAGATCAGTAATTGCTTGTTGAATTCTTACAACGTATTGTTGTAATCCATCATCGTACAATCTTGTTCTGTCTTCGTTTCCATTTATGTAAGTCATTCCTTGTCCTTCAATAGACATGGATAAATACATTGGCGGAACGCCAAACATCAATGCGATTTGACGATTGATGAACTTTTGGTTTTCTAAGAATTGTGCTTGTTCAGGATTTAATGAGACAGACCCATATGTTAATCCTGAAGACAAGACAGCAACGCTTCTTTCTTGCTGAGATTTAATGAAAGCCTCTTTATTAGACTTTGCAACATCTTCAGAAAGAAATTCTGTTGTTGTAAGTGTTCCAGTTGGAACTGCAGAAGTACGGAACCAGTTATCTGCATAGTTGTGTAAATCAAGTGCTGATCTTATTACGGATTTGTGTCTTTGGATTGGTCCCTCACCAGTTAACTTACTTGTTGATGGGCTTGTCCATAATTTTAAATGAACAATTTCATTCTTTGAATATGTTTTGCCACCAACTTGATAATAAATTACACCTTTGTCATTTTCCATTATTGACATGTCTGTCGGATGAATGTTTGTAACGTTTACTACACCTCTTGGTCCCCGCTTTATTAGCCAGAATGCGTTACCAAATGTAGACATATGAACTAAAGTTGTTCCAAGCCATTCTGATTGAGAAATATTGTTTTCAATATCTGGTGACTCTAACCATGCAGGTGTTGGTAACTTTTCATTTCCTCTAAATACTTCTACTGGAATTTGCATTATTGCTGTTTCAAGAACAGATATTGCTCTGCTAACTGGAACAAGAGTTAATGCTGTTGTTTCTGTTACTACTAATGATTCTCTTGCAGGTGCAGTCATTGCACGATTCTGTGTTTCAGGAACAAATGGTTCAGGCATGTTAATGTCATAACCTAATCTTTTAACTAATGTTTCTTTTAATCCCATTAAATTCTCCTTAAAAGACCATCTGTTGTGGTTTCTTCTGTGTTTCCACAAACCAAACGGCCAATACTGTTGCTACTGCTGCATCAATATCAGTTCCGCTATCTTTGCGTGCAATCCTCCAGGACTCTCCGCTATTTTTACGTACTGCTCTCTGCATTTGCAGCGAAACTATGTCATCTTTAGGATGTAGTAGTTCCTTACGAACTATTCTACGGTATGCGTTGTTTGAGGCAGATATTAAATCTTTATTGCTAGTAGTTTGAACTCTTAAACCTCTTTGTTTTAATGCTTGGGCTAAATCTGACAATACCGCAACATCCATAATAAATGGTTTGCCATATTTTGCAAGGTTTAAACATGCAGAAATAACTTTATCTATATTAGTATTATTAAATGATGCCACCAATTCAGTTGCTATTTTCCCATCAGCCTGAAGTTCGGCGGTAACTATAGAACAATGCTCCCAATCAGAGGTTCTCTCAATAGCAAACACCTCTGGATTAACTGGTCTACCTTCTGGAAGAGATTGCCATGCTCCTACTTGTATCCAAGCGTTCATACTTGATACAAACTGGTTTAAACGATATCTTCTGGCGTCTGGTTCAGGCATTGTGGCTAATTCATTTTTTACTGCTTCCCAAGATAAGATTCCAGATGCTAATTGAGGGTTTGCCATTCTTACAGCCTCTTCATCATCTAATTTACATCCCTTTGGCGCTTCCCAACAAAAGAATCCAAACCTTTCTAAATCTTCTTGGCCATCAATTGCTCTAGATCCTCGTTCATAAAGGTTTTTTAATAATGTAGAGGTGTCATCTCCAGCGGTAGTAATTCCAAGAACCAAACCATCATCACGAGTAGCAGATCCTAATGTCATAGCGGTCCAAACATCTTCTCTGGCTACGTGCAACTCATCAAATACAACAAGAGATGGATGTGACCCCTGTGCAGTTGCAGCATTTGCAGCAATAACTTTATATACTCCATTACCATCTGCAGTCCATAATCCTCTATACTCAGTGCTTCTGCTAAAGAATTGCTTTAATAAATCACTGGTATTTACCTGATGCAAGAGGCGTCTATACACAATTCTTGCCTGGTCTGCAGAGGCAGCCACTGATATTACTTCAGGGGCAGACTCATGTAATAGCATTCCATATAGGGCAAATAAGGCTCCTATAAGGCTCTTTCCGTTCTTTCTGGGCATAGATATCACTACCTGCTTATATCTAAGGCGTCCAGCCAATTCATGACCTTCTGGATATCTTTCAAGGGCATGTCTAATCAGCCATTTCTGCCAATCAGTTAATACTAATAACTCATCATCCTTTTCAGGCAAACGCCATAATGCTTGAGCAATATTTATTAACTTATCCCCGTCTGAAATAAAATCTTCAGATAAGGGTTCAGTATAATGCGAGGGCAGCCAATCCATTAAGCACCCATAGCAATAGCGTTAAGCATCTCCTGTGGTGTCATTGATGTATCTTCTTTGCGGTTATTTAACAAACCAAGATTTCCCAACAATCCAATTAGGATAGGGGCAATCTGATGGCGTCTATCTGGAAATTGATCCATAGTTTCTGCTAACATCACTGCCTGTTTCGCTGCCCCTAAATCTGCTTCATCTAACCAAGTTGCAATTGATATAGATTTTAAGACTGCATCCGCTAGGGTGAAATTAAGGTTTAAAGGTTCGTTCTCACCTTTGATAAGCCTATTACCCCTATGTCGCTGCTTTCCTTCAAAACCTGTTTTCATATATTCTCCTTTTACTATTGTCTGGTTTTATATTTTTGTTAACTATATACAAGGTGAACGGGCAAAAATAAAAAAACCCCCAAACCTTTCAAACCTTCAAACCATCATATTATCCATACCTCGCTGCATATCTTATATATACCATGGATAAAGGTTTGATATATGAAGGTTTGGCATCCCCTGCCCTACCCCCCAGTATACCCGCCAGTAGGGCGGGGAAGAGAGAAGATACTCTACAAACCATGGTATCTATATACCCCCTATACCCCCTATGCCCCATATAGAGGTTTGGGATATAAGGTTTGATATATAACGGTTTGATAACTTTTGGATATGAAGGTTTGGAAGGCTTAAGGTTTACCATGCTCAAACCATCAAACCTCTGTCTCTGACCAAACCTTTGTATCGCCTCTATCATCTCTTACTCCTTATATATA